TGCCATCTTAGAGAATAAACCTATTTGGCCACAGTATTGGAAGATAGAAGAGTTAGAGTCGGTTAAAGCATCATTATCCGTGTCTAAATGGAATGCACAGTGGCAACAGAATCCAACATCAGAAGAAGGTTCCATTATCAAAAGAGAGTGGTGGAAGATTTGGGAGAAGAGGGAGCTGCCTCAAATAAACCACATTATACAAAGTTATGACACAGCCTTCAGTAAAAAAGAAACAGCCGATTACTCAGCGATTACAACGTGGGGTGTATTTTTATATAATGATATGACACCCAATGTAATTCTATTAGACATGAAAAAAGGGAGGTGGGACTTCCCGGATTTAAAACGTATTGCCATGGAAGAATATAACTACTGGGAGCCAGAGACAATTATCATCGAGCAGAAAGCTAGTGGAACACCCTTGACCCAAGAGCTACGAAGAGTTGGTATTCCTGTGGTAAACTTTACACCGAGCAAAGGAAATGATAAACATGTGCGGGTAAACTCTGTTTCACCACTATTTGAAGCAGGACAAGTATGGGCACCAAAAGAGAAATGGGCAGAAGAATTGATTGAAGAATGCGCTGCTTTCCCTTATGGTGATCATGACGATTTGGTTGATAGCATGACACAAGCGTTAATGCGTTATCGTCAAGTCGGATTAGCCGTGCATCCAGAAGATTATGAGGATCCACCGATGTTACAGCAACTACCTTCGCAGAGGGAATATTACTAATGAGTTTCAAAAAAGGATTCACGGTCAAAGAACCTAAAAAGAAGAAGACCAAGAAGGAGAAGACCGAAGCGTCTTTTAAGAATCCTAAAGCAAGTTATTATAAATTCGTGCAACCGAAAGGATTTTCTGCTATGTTGCAAAAAAAACAAAAGAAAACTTTAATTACGTGAGGAAATAATGGCAGTAGAAAAACCAATTGTTGCAGGTGAAGCTATAATAGAAAATGAATCACCTCTTGATGTTTCATTAGTCGAGGATATTGGCGCAGAAATCACGCCTACAGAAGACGGTGGGGCAATCGTTGGAAACGTTGAAGAAGAAATTACTGTTGACTTTTCATCAAACTTAGCAGAATCTATAGATGATAACGAGCTCAACAATCTATCAAGTGAGTTAAGACAACAATATGAAGATGATAAAGAGTCACGTTCGGATTGGATCGACTCGTACACAAAAGGTTTAGACCTCTTAGGGTTTAAATACAACGAACGCTCACAGCCATTTCAAGGTGCAAGTGGAGTTACACACCCACTACTGGCTGAGAGTGTTACGCAGTTTCAAGCACAAGCTTATAAAGAATTATTACCAGCAGGTGGTCCTGTAAAATGTAATATCGTTGGTGATGTCAATGCAGAAGTAGAAGCACAATCACAACGAGTTAAAGATTATATGAATTATATGATCACGGATCAAATGGAAGACTACGATCCTGACATGGATCAAATGTTATTTTATTTACCACTAGCAGGTTCAAGTTTTAAAAAAATATATTACGATGCTGATTTGGCAAGACCAGTAGCAAAGTTTGTTCCCGCAGAAGATTTAGTTGTTCCGTATTTATCTACCGATTTAGATACAACAGAGAGAGTTACACATGTTGTAAAAATGTCAAAGAACGATATTCGTAAAGCTCAATACGCAGGTCTTTACAGAGATATTGAATTAGAAGATCCTTATGAAGAAGAAACTGCCGTTCAAGAAAAATATAATAGTATTCAAGGTGAGAGAAAACCAAATAACACAGATACATACACTTTATTAGAAGTACATTGTGATTTAGACATAGAAGGTTTCGAAGATAGAGACGAGGAATCAGGAGAACCTACAGGTATAAAGATTCCCTATGTTGTTACCATTGAAGAAGGGTCAGGAAAAGTTCTGTCCATCTATCGTAACTTCAAAGAAGGAGATCCTAATAAAAAGAAAACAGAATATTTTGTTCACTATAAGTTTTTACCAGGTCTTGGTTTCTATGGCTTTGGTCTTATCCATATGCTTGGTGGACTTAGCAGGACGGCCACGTCCGCCCTCCGTCAACTCATCGACGCAGGTACTTTATCGAACTTACCTGCAGGATTTAAAGCAAGAGGTCTTCGAATTAAAGACGATGATAGTCCAATTCAACCCGGAGAATTTAGAGATGTTGATGCACCAAGTGGTGACTTACGAAATGGATTATTACCTCTTCCTTATAAAGGACCAGACCAAACATTATTCGCGTTATTAGGTTTTGTTGTTGACGCTGGTAAGAAATTTGCTGCAGTAGCTGATGGAAAAATAGGAGAAGGCTCACAAGCAAATCCTGTTGGTACAACAATGGCGTTATTAGAACAAGGTTCTAAGGTCATGAGTGCAATTCATAAACGATTACACTACGCACAGAAAAAAGAATTTAGAATTTTAGGTAGAATAATGGCTGAATTCTTACCACCAGAATATCCATACATGGTAGCTGGAGGTAATAGACAAATTAAACAAACTGATTTTGATGACAGAGTAGATATTATACCTGTTTCAGACCCAACAATCTTTTCTATGTCGCAACGTATTACGTTGGCACAAACACAATTGCAATTAGCACAGTCAAATCCACAGATTCATAACCAATATGAAGCATATAGACGTATGTATCAAGCAATGGGTGTGCAGCAAATTGATCAAATACTACCTCCACCCCCACAACCACAGCCAATGGACCCAGCAATGGAGAATTCACAGGTTTTAATGCAAAAACCACTACAAGCTTTTCCAGAACAAGACCATATAGCCCATATTGATGCGCATCGTGCCTTTATTTCGTCGTATTTGGTGAAAAATACACCGAATATCATGGCATTATTGCAATCTCACATCTCTCAACACATAAGTTTTGTAGCAAGACAAGAGATTGAAGCTAAAAATGGTCCAATATTCCAGCAACAAGCTGCACAATTTGGTGGTCAACTACCACCAGAGCTCATGCAACAGTTCCAAACGCAGAACGAAAAAGAAATTGCTGTAAGAATTGCAGAATTAACCAATGAAATGGTAGCAGAAGAACAAGAATACTTAGAAGGTATGACGAAAGATCCACTTGTTACACTAAAAGAACAAGAATTAGGTTTACGTGCAGAGGAATTAGAACTTCGTGCACAAAAAGATGGAGAAAAACAAGCTCTCGAAGAACAAAGATTAGCTATTCAAACACAACAAAACCAAGAAAAGATAGATGATGCAGATAAACACGCAACTATCAGAGAAGGAATATCACTTGCAAAGTTAAGTGAATAACCTTAACTATTAGTTATGGATACTCCAACGCAAATATTAGAAGATTATTTTAGTGGACTAATGACAATCGTTGATCAGTCTACTAAATCACAAGAAGATCAAATTTTAATGGCAGGTGCAATGATGGCTGTTGCTAAAATGTTATATCATAATAATCTTACAGAAGATGAACATAATAATATTTTACATCATAATGTAAGAGACTTGCTAAATCTTATAAAACCAACTATACATTAATCATGACCACAATGACCAAAGAAGAATATAAAAAACATTTAGAAAATACTACTGACAAAGATAGAGAAGAAAGTCAGGCAAGAGTAGCTAAGTTAGAATACGAACAAGAAAACCCAATTCAAGTTACAATAAAAAAGAAACCTAAAAAATCTAAGAAAATAGTTAATCCAGATAAAGGTGGTAAAGGTAATTATAAAGTTAATAAAGAAAAAGGTGGTAAAGGTAATTTTGCTAGGGGTGGTAAAGTAGTTAAAATGAAAGATGGTGGTTTTCCAGATCTAACAGGTGATGGTAAAGTTACTCAAGCAGATATTTTAAAAGGTAAAGGAGTTTTTAAAAAGGGTGGTTCAGTGAATAAGAAAAAAATTATCCGTGCTGCAAAACGTGGCTTCGGTGCAGCAAAGAGAGGTTTCTAATGAAATTTAAAAATGCAAAAATGACTACTGTAAATGCAAAAAATCCTTTTCCAAGTATGAAAGTTGGATCGGATGCAGCAATGACTTTTCCTGCTTTTGTTGTAAAAAACAACAAAGGTGCAGGTCCAAAAGGTCAGACAAGTAATGCGCAGATTAAAAAGGTAGCATTCAAAGGCGTAAAATAGTATAATCCTCATTTTAACAAAGGAGGTTCTATGAACTTACTAAAAGATCTATGGTCACACATTAAAGAGTGGAGTGACTGGCAGATGAAAGATTGGATCAAGGCCGCTATTGTAGCGATCGTTGTTATCTGGGTAATT